TAGCAGTATTCAATTGCTTGTAAGCATTAATTACGGCAGATGCTGAGAAAAGATCAATCTTCTGCTTCTTTCCATCTTTGAACTTGACTTGTCCTGCGCTTTTAGTCTTAACGATTTTTTCTAGATCAGCAATAACGCCTTCTGAGTAGTAACCTTCTTTCAACTCTTCTTCGTCATCTTCGTCATCTTTCATTGCCATCTTAGTAGCAGTCGCATACAATACATCAGTAGCTTTATCACCGTAACGATCTTTGAACTCAGACATTTTCTTTTTGAGTTCCTTAACAATCACTTCACGCTTCTCTTTCTGTGCGTCAGTCATCTCTTCTTCAGTGAACTCGACAGCTTCGTAGACTTCCTTATCTTCACCCTTTTTAAAATCGGCAAGACGATTAGCAGATAGGTCAAGTACTTCTGCCTGCTTATAGCCATCGGGAAGTTCCTTAACGTCTACTAGATGCTTGTCAATAAAGTCTTTATCTTTCTGTCTAGTATAATACTCAGATGCTTCTGTGAACTGCTTAAAAGATTTCATTTTGATTCCTTTATTATTCCGTTTCTGCTTCTATGTTTACTTCTGCCGAATTTGCAGAGGCACCAAACATAGAGTCATATTTTGTTTCGATAGCCGACGCCATTTTATCTGCCATAATATTATTAAACGAGGACTCAAACGAACCTGCATCTTTATCCACCGCACTCTTAATCAAATCACTAACACTCATGCCTATCTCCTTACTTATACGTTTATTTATATTTTTATACAATTACTGGTTAGACTACTCAAACTCTGCAAAATCATCTTCTGGAGCATCATCTTTTGGTTTTGGAGCATCATCTTTTGGTTTTGTGTCTTCAAACTCTCCAAAATCTTCTTCTGCTTCATTCGAATCTTTTTCGTCTTCTTCGATCTCATCTCTCATCTGCTCGATTTGATCTTCGTTCATCATGAGAACATTTTTTCTTACCCAATCTGCCGAGTAGTACTTACCAACATAATCGTCAATGTCTCGAAGAAGATTCAATCTTTCTCTCAACACTTCACTTTCTTTCAACTCTTCAAAGTAGTTGTCGCTCATGAAATCGTATCTGATAGAGGCTTGAATCTCGGCCCAATCTTCAGGTGAAATGATTCCCTTAAGGATTAACTGCTTTTCTAAAATCTTATCGAACAGCGATGAGAACTTTGATCTCAGTCTATCGATAAACTTACTAAACTTAATCTCATCTCTGGATATCTCTGAGGCTCTACCTAGAGAGAATCCTGCGTCCGTTTCCATACGAGAGATAGGCACATTAAGAGCCTTAAACAGTCTCTTCTGAAAGTATAGTACGTCATCTAGTTCACCTAGATTCTGTCCACCGGGCAATGTAGTAATCTCAGTACCCTTTCCACCCTCTCTTCTAGGTAACCAGAAATCGTCAGTCATACTCATATGTCTGCGATCATCTTTAACGTCACCTGTAGCGGCATCATAGACTAAACGATTCTTATGCTTAGTCATCATATCTCGTAGATACTGCTCTGCTTTCATCTTAGGCAGATTACCTACATCGATATAGAAAATTCTTCGTTCTGGTGCTCTAGATATTCTGTAAATAACTACAGCGTCTTCCATCATTCTCAACTGATTTAGAGGCTTATGCGCCTTCTGTAAGTGAGAAACGATTAGTGAATTTGTCTCGTTTAACATTCCAGAATTAGCATGAACGATAGAGTCTATTGCTATCTTAAGACCAGCTAACTCATTACCCTGCTGTCCCGCTTGACCTCCAGTGTTACCTAGAAATCCTTTCTCGCTATAGATGTAATACTCATTCTTAATATGTTTTACTAAGGATGAATTGTCTTGTCCATTAACACCAGATTTCTTGTCGTCATATTCTCTGACTTTACGAATCTTTCTTGGATCAATATAGCGCAACTCTTGAATACCTTTCTTGGGTTGCTTTATATCAATCATAACATGATAATTTAATCTTCCGTCAACATACCACTTCTGGAATGTATCATATCCAGTAGAGGAGAAGTCCAAAAGTTTAAGTACATTATCAAACTCTTCTCTAATTCTCTTCTTGATATTGTCTGGCTGATCAACGTCATCTGTAACACACTCAATGACTTTCTGATCTGAAGCTATACTTATAGCCTCATTTACAATATCATCTACTGCTTGCGAGACTTCAGGTTGCTGTAGCATCGATCTATATTTCTGTACAAGTTCAGCTTCTGATTTTGCTGTTCCTGCTAGATCGAGATAGCTACTGGATGCTGTACCAGTAGCCGCAATATCAATAGCGCCGTCATCTGCGTTAGGTTGAATGAAAGACGGTATGTTCTCCGCCTTATCTTCCTTACGCTTGATCGAAAATCCAAATAATTCAGCCATAGTTTATCCTCTAATTAAGGGAGAGGGGTACTCTCCCCTGATTATAGTTATCAAGTTTTATTCGTTTGTACCACCGTCGCCAGTGACACCACCAGAGACGTTCCACCAATCATACTGGAAAGTAACATCGAATCTTTCGATATCGTCAGTTGTATTCCAATCCATGCTAATAGCAGCGATGCTAGTTGGAAACAGTCCATTAAAGTTATAAGTTCTCAATGGTTCACCAGTTTTTGAGTACTGTGTGATCTGTGCTTGATTCTTATATTCAGACGCACTAGCACTACCCAACTGAGTTACATTACCTTCGTGTGAGTTGATTGAAGCCATCCATTGTTCCATAGCATTACGGATCAAGAAGTCTTCATCGTTGATGATAGTTACAGTCCACTCACCGAATGTTCTGTCACCAGCAACCTTAACCTTACGTCCAAAGTATGGAATCTCGATTATACCCAATGTTGCTTCTGGAATTTGTGCTGCCTGCACCATGAACGGTGTTTTAAGGTCAGCAATTCCATTAATAGGATTTGTAATCGCTACTTGGAAAAGGGATGCTTTAGCACCCCCGAAGGTTAGTTGGCTTTTAATTTCATTTATGTTGAAAGCCATTGTTTTTTATCTCCTTATTTGTTGTATTATTTATTAAGCCGCACCAACTATCTCTGAGAACTCTACGCCTGATCTAACAGCTACGAAGTTCAACTGGATAAAGTTGATAGAACGTGCTGGCTTGATATAAATATCGCCAACAAATTGGTTAGCATCGATAACACCACTGGTGTTATTTGTTTCGTCACACACAACTTTAAAGTCGTAGATACCACGTCTGCCCTGAACGTCTCTTAAGAACGGCTCAACTAAGTTTACAAACGATGCTCTAGTGAACTCATCGTTGAACTCAAACAATGTTGATTTAGCCGCTTGACCAATAGTCTTCTCAAGAACAATAAACAATCTGCGAACATTGATTCTATCGAATGCGCTAGTGGTTCCTGCATATGTCTTGTCACCAAATAACACTGTGCCTTGACCTGGTTGTGTGATTACTGGATTAATGCCATTCTTGTACAGCAAGTCTCTCTGAGCTTTGTTTGGATTAACATTTAGCTTGACAACATTCTTAACATTGCCTCTGCTGTAACCAGCAGGTGAGAACCATGGATCACGAAGATCATCTGTTCTAGCACACAAGCCAGCGATGTCACCATTCAAAGGAACCCAACGATATACATCAGAGTACTTATCATACTGGTATTTATATCCGCTATCAACGACTGCAAAAGTACTTGCAGTTAGACTAGCAGCCCATGTAACTATGGCTGATGCCGTGTTGCTAGTGTATTCTGGCGATATAAATGCAACACAATCTCTACGAACTTCAGCAACATTATCGATGATGTAGTTTGCTAGAACGTGCGTTCTTGCTCTACCTTGTAATATGAACGATATATCCACATCTGCCGCATCTTTGTATAGATCATATGCTAAAGCTAGTTTACCGATAGCAATAGAAGCCTCGTCATCACCATCAGTACCATTTTCTAAATCAGACGCTGAAACAGCGCCAGTCAATGCGTTTGAGCCAGCATCAGTCAACGAGATCCAGTTAGAAGATGTGTAGAGAACCTCAGATAAGAAGTTTGAAGTTCCATCTATCTTCTTGGCGCCTGATGTTAATGACACATTCTCAAATCTTTCTAAGATAGTATTTGCAGTGCCAGTAATTTTACCATCAGAATCTTTAACAACAACATGAACATTTCCTGTGGCTGGAGCAGAGTCAAAGATATCTGCATCACCCCATTCTTTAGTGTATTCTCCACTAACTATGTTGGCGATACCTGTGTATCTTTCAACAAAAGTAGCCTGAGCAGTTACTGCGGCAGCTTTAGATGTTAAAATATTAGTACCACCAGTAGCATTGAGTGCAGTAATTTGTGCGTTATTTTGATTAGTTTCTGAGTATGCAATCGCTTTAGTGTATGTGTCTGCTAATTTGTACATATTAGTAGCACTTACAGTCTCTATACCAACTTGAGTTAGTTTGTATCCTTCACCACTAGCTGGCGCAGTTAGATCGATTGCGTCAACACCGATTGCGGGAGCTTCATTGTATAGCTTTATAGATCCTGAGGTTACTACTTGCACATGGTATTTTGTACCATCAACAAGACCAGTGATAGCGTTTTGGCTATTTTGGTTATAAACTACACGATCACCAGTTGTATAACCGTGATCAGTTATTGTGATTACTTCTGTATTATCATCGATGTCATCAAAATCAAAACTTTTTTCGGCAACAGTTACTGGGATTGCGAAGTAGGTTTTCTCAGTAAGTCCAACTAGATCATCATAATTAGGAGAAGTATAAGCTATTGGGGTACCTTTAGCGATTGTAACACTTGAGCCCAACTGAATAATACTCGTACCTAATGTATCTGTAGCATCGTGTATATATACACCACCGTCAGTGTCAACAGTATGATCGTATGAAGTTGGAGCGGCATCAGATTCGAATGTATATGCAGCGCCTGAACCACCACCAGTGGGTGTTGCATCGGCAGCTAGTGTGAAACTTTGCCCAGCGACTGTGATAACATCACCTTTTTTAAGTGTGCCTGCAGATGCTAGATCACTAAATCCAGAGAAATTACCAACGGATTGTGATACTGCGCCTGTGTTAATATTTACAACAGAGGTGCCAATTCTTGCGGGAGCAAATTTTGTGCTATCACAATGTGATACTTGAATAGAGTTTCCTAATTCGCCATAATACTTAGCTTTAAATCCATCTGCGTTACCAATACCTGCGATAACAGCACTATCACTTACTGCACGAGTTACAAAAAGTGCATCGCTGTATGATAGAAAGTTGGCTGCTGTTAAGAATGTCTCGTGATTTGTCCACAAGTTTTCTGGTGCATAAGATGCGGTATAGCGAGTTGATGGCTCACCAAATCTTTGTACTAATTCTTGCTCTGAAGTGACTAAGATTCTTTCGTTAATTGGACCCCAACGGAATACACCTGCGATTGCGCCTTCGGTTGTGCCAACCGCAGGAACACCACTCGTTAGGTCTATTTCGCTGACGTTAATGCCTGGACTTGTTTGAAAGGCCATTGTTGATTTCTCCTTGTTTATTTTGTAGGTTACAAACTGCTATTATTTTCTATATTTATAATAAATAGAACTTAGCTAATTAAGCCAGCTATTATCATCGTCTCCAACATAAATTGGCGTATCAATACTAGTGTGATTGTCATAGTCATTGAATCCTATGGGCATCATACTTTCAGCCAGCTCCTCTTCATTTCTTTGTCTGAGTGCATTGACCGTGTTTATGTTAGTGATCTCCTTGAAGAACATTTGATCTGTCATCCAAGCAAATAGCACTAATCCCATAACCAAATCGTCGTGACATCCAGATTCTGCTTCATAAGAATTAGCTTTTCTAGAAAATGTAGATAGTTCGTTTATTGTGTCAAAGTCATTCAATATCAATTGATCTTGTTCAACTAACATCTTGAGCATATTGCATCCGACTGCTTTGACTGCCTTTGTTGTTCGAATACCTTTATCTGCTTTCTTTGAGAATCCAGTAGATATTCTTTTACCTGATCTACCTGCGGACTCTGTGAACATGAGTGTCTCTACCTCAAATTCGTAATGCAATACTTCTGAGACTTGCTCACCTATATCATTGACTTCCACTAATGTGTAAGCCTCATTATAACTCTTTATACTTCTATATATGATTTCAGCGTAGTCGATAGGCGTTATCATATTATCTTTAAATACACAAACCTGCCTATATGGCATCTCAGTGACATCGATAATCTGAAAAGCTGAGTAGTCTAATCCTTTGCCTCTGGCGACATCTACGATACAGCAGTATGTGTGATCTTTCACCGGTCTTTCATACACTTTCATATGCTGTGTTTGAGCAAGAGGATTTCTAGCTACTAAGCTCTTTAGCTTTCCTCCCTCGATAAGTGTACCTGATGATCCTAGAAATCCACACTCAAATTCTTGTGAGAACTTCTGTGTATCGCCTTCCATTGCGGCAAGTGTCTCTTTCTTCCACGCTTCGTCACGACCAGGCACTTTTTGCCAAGGCACTTCAACATACTCAAAGCCATTAGTATCTTCTTTCGCACCTATGCAAGTCTTATAGAAGTGATTCAGTCCGTTTGGTGTAGATGTGTACAACATCTTTGTAGTTTTACCAGATGATATTGTTGGGAATACTGAAGCAAAGAACTCGTCCCAGTTCTCAACAAAAGCTGTTTCATCTATGTATAGGAATGATATAGATTTACCACGAATAGCACTTGAGGACGTTGAACCAGCTATAATCTTACAACCATTTTCAAACTCAACAGAGCCTTTGTTCCACTCAATTACACCCTGTTGTAGCCATTTTGGAAGTGCTTCATATGCAATCTTGATTCTATCTAGAATCTCACGAGCCGCATCACCCTTGTTAGCTAGTAAAGCACAAGTCTTATGCTCATTAAACAAAACGTAATGTAGAATAACAGCAACGGCAGTAGTTGTCTTACCTGCTTGTCGTGAAGTTACCACTGCCACTCTTCGATTGTTTGTTATCTTTTCGACAATCTCTTTCTGATACTCGTACATCTTGATTGGAATGAGACCCTTATCAACGTGTACAATCTGAATATACTTTTCAGAGAAGTATGTTGGATCTTGAGCACACTTAATGAACTCGCCAACCATATCTTGGGTAAACTCGATAGGAGTACCCTTTCTCTTTAGGTTGACGTTACCATTGTAGCCACGATCTTGAACATTAGCCATCGTTATTTTTCATGTCCTTTAACAACTGCTGTAGTTCATTTGTCGAACCAACAAACAGATTGTTATTAGTAGTGAGGCCTTTGGGTGCTGTCTCAGCATTCTCCGACTCTACTTTAATCTTGTCAGTAGACATCTTAACGAGATCTTTGTTTGCGTCAACAAGCGTCTTCATAATAGTCGATACGACTTCATATGCTCTCGGATGCTCTGATGCTTTTGCTACATCGAGCATCTGCTCTA